GCGAACTTTCTTGTCGCCAGGTAGATCCATAATTGCTAAGAATACTTTAACAGGCCACATCCATGCACGATTTAATGTGCCAGAAATTTGAGGCTGAAACACAAAGTTACCACTGTGTGTACTATGATCCCCGAAATAAATCTTTAGATCACCGTTATCAGTTTTAGTAGTAAAGTGTTGTTCTTCACTATTTGCACTTGCTTGCTTCTTAAGACGCATGATGCCTGCAACAGTAGGTTCGAACTCAACGTTCCAAGTTGCACCCTTGAACGTAACATTCTTAACTTTCTCATCAATAATCGCTTTAGCCATTAATCGATAATCGTTAATGAAGTCACCAGACTTAGTTTCAAAGTGAATAGTGCTAGGAACAGTCTCGCCGTTTCTATCGCTAGTAGTTACACTAATCTTTGCATTCTCGTCATACTCATCGAATCCAAGAATAGTTTTGAGTTTGCCTAAGTTAGGCATACCAAACGTCCCCATAAATTCTGCAACGGGAGTCTTAAACGTTCCAGTAACAATAACAGTTTTATCTTCTGCTACAGCAGAAATTTGAGTTTCTTTGTCGGTGCCAACAACTTTAATTAGTTCAATGACACCTAAGCCATATGTATGTTCAATCAAATCAAGTAGATTATCTTTCATTTTGTTCCTTTGTAAAAATATATTTAGGATATATCAATGTGTAATATAATGGAATTTATTGCAGAATGCAATAGCAATTTAACCAAATGAGAATAAATCATCAAACGTAGAGTTTGTATCAGTATTGTCTCTTAGGTCCCAGCCCAATACGCCCAATAAGTTTTCAATCTTTTCGTCAACTAATGTGCGTTCCATTTCACTATCGTCAAATGGCAGTTCACAGAACCATTTCGGAAGCCTGAGTTCGTCAGTTGGATATGCAATGCTTGTAAAGTTCAATGGATTTTGTTTGAGTTTACAAACAATAACCTTCATACCATCGACAATCTTCATACTATAGTTATCGCTATTTGCCTTACGCAAATAATTATAGTTTAGTGCAGCACGAACGTGACCAGGCATGTTAGCACGACCCACTTTACTGTTTGCTTCTAGTTCACCATAATATGTAAGTTTGTTTACAGACTTAGGGCTACCTTTAGTCCAACTTTCTTGTTGTGACAATTCACGCTTGAATACTTTGATTTTCTCAATAACATCATCACGTGTTTTACCACTAAGAACCATTTTCAATACGTCCATTAAAAATTCTTGCACGTATTTAGGAGTGTCAGCACGTTTCAAGTCAAGACCCATAGCCTTGATATCACCCATTTTACCATCTGTGTCTTTGCGTTTGCCTTCTTTGTCATAGATGTTAATAGCATAACGTTTCTTTGTAATAAAGATACTACGATCACCAACTAATTCACGACCTGCTTTAATGATTGCTCCATTCTTACGTGGAGCATGAAACGCACGTTCCATAAATGCAGGGAAACTTTCGTTTGCCTGATCAGCAATACTATCATAAACTTGTATGCAGGCTTCTTTATTCCATTCTAGTTCACCACGATCAATTTGATCTTTAAGAATAGGATATGCGCTGAAATAACATGAGTCTGTATCACCATAAACAATTGCAGGACCCTCATGATTGTAGTCGCCAGTTACAACTTCGTTTATAGTACTCATCATGTGTCTAACAATCTGTCGGCCCGACAACGTAACACTTTGTCCGATACGCTTGTCATAGAAACGACAATGTTCGTTTAACAGAGCGCCATATGCAGAGTTAAGCAAAATCTTACGTACAAGTTGTCGTTTGTCATAGTACTCAAACATATCAGTACCATAACTTTCTTTAGCCTGCTTTTGAATTGATTTACGTTCTGTATACCAACGTGTGAGTAGACCGGGAATCACACCCTCTTGTTCGTATGTAAAGATTGTTCCGTTCGCACTCAGTATCCAGGGGTTATGACTGTCAAAAATCAGTTTCCACAATTCAGCAGCACTCATTTCAACACTACGACCATCTTCATAGTCAAGTGTAAGAATAGTACCACGTTCTTGATTCATGATTGCAGTATACTCTAGGCTACCAAACAGTCCTTCCCATAGAATACTACCAGTCACTGCCTCATCATCTTCTTTTGCACGTTTCTTTTCACTGGCAAGACGCTTGCCTTTATCGTGCATAAATTGATTGGTCAGTGTTTGTCTGACTTGTCCGATGATTGTTTCTGGTGCCATGTTGAGGGCACGAATAGCCGAGGGATAGAGCGAGTTGATATCGACTGCTCCGACCCATTCGTGTATGCCTCTTTTGGGCGTAGCAACATAGGCACCTGCCGCTTGTTGTTCATCTTCATTACGTTCTTCCTTTCGTTTTTTGTCTGGAACTACCAGACCTCTTTCATGGGCCTCATTCATGATTGCCATTTCAATCATTGCAACAGACCCCATGACCGTTGGCAATAGCACAGTATTTTCATGTGCTAGTGCATTTGCTAAATCTAAGAATTTTAGTTTGTTATGAATTTTAACAAGCAACATCGTATCTTGACGGTTATACTCAATAAAACGTTTGAAGTCTTTATTGTATAATTGGTCAAGAGTACCCTCATATTGCGTTTTGTTTTCACCGACTTCCATCTCACCAATGAAGTCAAGTTTGTAACTATGGCGACTTTCATAGTTGTATTTTTTATACAACTGCAAATAGTCCATATGAATACGACCTACTAAATCGTATGTCGTTTCTTCTTTGCCGAATCTTTCATATGTTCTTGCTTTGGGCATCTGACCAAGCAAACAGAATTTGCGAGTGTCATCCTTACTCATCACACGTGTAACACGATTGACCATGTAGGGAATATCATAGCCTTCTGAGTTCCAACCAGTCAGTACATCAGCATCTTCGATAAGTTGAAAGAATGTTTCAAACATTTCAACTTCACTACGGAACATGATTGTATTTTCAAAACTTTCACAAATCTCTTGTGCAGTTTCGTTGCTCATATGTTTGGGAGGCATCACAAGTGTGATGCACTGGTCAAGCCAATCCAAATACATACTGATAGCAGTCACTGGATTGAATGGATCACTGGTAGGACTAAATCCCTTGTCAGGATCGAAATCAACTTCAATGTCAAAGAAACATGTATGAAGTTTGGGACTTTCTACTTTAAGATAGTTTTCACTTAGGCAGCGAAAGACAACGTTGATATCGCTCTCAAAGAATTTCTTACCGTGATGGATACGTCTTTCTTTCTCAAACTCCCCGCGTTTCCGAGTACTGAACCTAGTTACAGGATCCCCATAAAGGCTACGATATTTGCCCTTAGGGTCACTGTAATAAAAAGTATAATTCGCAGGATATTCTTTGTATGTACGCTTACCCTCAGGCGTGCGTTCGACTACAAAGATCCTGTCAGTATCACGATCATGGATCGCATCCACGTAGGACATATTAGAGAGTTTTCCCTACAGTCTCAAGAATAGTATTCAATTCATCATGGTCTTTGTTAGTCTGACCTAGACTTGCTTTGTGTGCAATCTTAATTGCCTTTTTAAGTGTAGAAGCCTTAATTTCTAATTCTTCTGCAACTGCTTTAATTGTATCATTGAGTCCACCTTGAAGTGTATCAATTTCGTGTAGTGTTGCCATACCTTCGTTGACTAATTGTGTCAATTTGATTTTGGCTTCGTTATTAAATGAACGATCGGACATGTTTTCTCCTTGAAAGTGTGTAGTATATATGTATCAGAGTTGTTTTGCAACAATCTTTTTCACCGTCTTATGTAATCCCGGGTTTACGTGTAATGCATGTGGTACAAGATGTTTACGGATATAATTTCTTGTGTATCGCTCATCTTCATTACTTAAATCTTCACACCATTCTAATCCTTTACGTTCGCACCAACTCAGAAATTCACTTTTGGGCGTAGTAAGAAATGGGCGAATGATATTACCGCGAACAAGATTAGGTACTTTAGGTTTGCCGTGCAGACTCGACCAAAGATATGTTTCTACACAGTCATCCAAATGATGTGCAGTAATTACAGGACCAAGGGTAGATAAAAATCCATAACGTTCTTCACGCCAAAATTCTTCGTGACTCATATCTTTGGGTCTCACATTACACATCATACCCAAAAGTAATGGAATGTTTCTTTCTGTACAGAAACGGGCAACAAATTTAAATGCTCGTTCGCTATTATCGGTTCTATGATGAAAGAAGGCGCATGTTACGTCATGCTTTTTGGACAAAAAGTCTACAACTGCAACACTATCCACACCGCCGCTAAACGCAACGGTTACACTTTTGGGCATGGGGAATAACAGTTTAATCATGTGCTAAGTATAGCACATTCTGGGATTTATTG